TACTGAAGATGGATATAGAATATTGAATGAAAATGAAGATAGATCAGATTCTAGTTATGATTCTGCTAGAGATTACGATACTATAACAAGTGCAGAAAACGAATACATACAATCAGAATCAGATGATATACTAGACTTTAGTGAGGCTGATCCCTTCAGTGAAGGAGGTAGGTTCTAATGTTTGGTCATGAGTTTTACCACGGTACCCTAAGAAAGTATGTAATTATCTTTGGTACATTGTTCAACGATATAGTTATATCAAGAACAGATGACGAAGGTAATAGAGTACAAGATCTTAAAATACCTTTGGCATATGGACCAGCTGATAAAACTCTAGTTAGACTTGAACAAGATCCTAATCTTGATAGGGAAGTAGCTATTACATTACCTAGAATGTCTTTTGAGATGACAAACTTTATGTATGCATCTGAAAGAAAACTTAATACGGTAAGAAAAAATATATACATTTCTGATGACAAAACAAAAGTTAGAAGAATGTATCAGCCTGTTCCATATGATCTTACATTTGAGCTTAATATATTTTGTAAATATGTTGAAGATGGTACAAAGATTATCGAACAAATTCTACCTTTCTTTACACCAGAGTTTACAGTATCAGCTAATATACTTCCCAAAATGAATTGGCAAATTGATATACCTGTAGTTTTGGATAGTGTTAATATGCAAGACACATACGAGAATGATTTTGAAAGTAGAAGAGCTCTTATATATACGCTTACGTTTACTATGAAGGCTCAGCTGTTTGGACCAGTTACAAACTCTGCTATTATCAAAACTGCTAATACATCTTTCTATGTTGACTATTCAGCAACATTTGCAAACACACATATGGCTAACGTACAAATTAATCCTGTGAGTGATACTGTTAGTGTTCTTCATAATAGAACTATTGTAACTCCTGGTTTATTAGCTAATGGGTCTCCAACAACAAACGCTTCTCTATCCATTGCTACGAGTCAAATCGATGCAGATGATAATTATGGGTACATTGTGAATATAGAGGAATTCTTTAATGGAGAAAATTGATCCTATTGCAAATGCTTTAGACATTACACCAATGGATGATTCTAAAAAGCCTGTATTATCTAAAGAAGATCCGCCTCAACAACTTAAACATACAGAACAAGATCTAGAGTATGCTAGAGGCAATTACCTAGAACTTATAGAAAAGGGTAGAGAATCTTTAGAAGATCTCATGGAAATAGCTAGACAGTCTCAACACCCTAGGGCTTTTGAGGTTGTTGCCACGTTAATAAAAACTATTACAGAAACAAATGATAGGGTAGTAGATCTACAGAAGAAGGCACAAGAAATACTTTCCACCCCCGAAAGTAAAGCTAAGATAACTAATAATAATTTGTTTGTGGGTTCTACATCTGAGCTAACAAGACTACTGGGTGGCAACGCAAGGGATATATTAAAGAATAAACAATAGTAGTACTTGCTCGGTTACAGAACCGATTATATACAGGAGGTTAGAAAAGTCAACATGTATGAGTATAAATGTCACGTAAATAAAGTAGTAGATGGGGATACTGTAGACATCGATATTGATCTTGGCTTTGGTATATGGTTAAAGGGTGAGAGAGTTAGAATAATGGGTATCGATACGCCTGAAAGCAGAACATCCAACGAAGTAGAAAAATTATTTGGTATAGCATCGAAGAATAGACTCAAAGAACTATTAGGTAAGGACCCAGTTTTAAAGACTCAAGTCGATAAAGATGGCGAAGATATGAAGGGTAAGTTTGGTCGAATCTTAGGGGACTTTGATGTATATGATGCAAAGAGCGATTCGTGGAAACCTGTTACACAAGTGATGATTGAAGAAGGTCATTGTGTTCCTTACTTTGGTGGTTCAAAAGCTGAGGTTCAGGCCCAACATTTAATTAATAGAAAAAGATTAGTTGAACAAGGTTTAGTTGTCCTTAAAAAAGGAATGGATATAGCTAAGGGTACGGATGTTACTGACGAATAAAGAAATATATCTAGGTAATCCAAGACTTAAAAAAGCTGGTGTACAACTAGAATATAGCAAAGAACAAATAGAAGAAATAGTAAGATGTAGTCAAGACGTTGAGTACTTCTGTGCTAAGTACATGAAGATTGTTCATATTGACGAAGGTGTTATTCCTTTAGAATTATATGATTTCCAAAAAGAAATTATTAAGTCAGTAGTTTCTAATCGATTCTCTATATGTAAAATGCCTCGTCAGTCTGGTAAGACAACTACTATGGCTGCTGTTATTTTATGGTTTTGTCTTTTTAATGAATCTTTTAACTGTGCGATCTTGGCTAATAAAGCTAGTACAGCTCGTGAAATTCTTTCTCGTATTCAAATGGCCTATGAATGGTTACCTCCATTTCTTCAACAAGGTATTGTGGAATGGAACAAAGGTAATATAGAATTAGAAAACGGATCAAAGATTCTAGCTGCATCAACATCTGCATCTGCAATTCGTGGTGGTTCATTCTCTCTTGTATACTTAGACGAGTTTGCATTCGTTCCACCTGAAATGCAAGAAGAGTTCTTTGCCTCTGTTTATCCTACAATTTCTTCTGGTCGTACTTCTCGTGTTATGATTACATCTACACCTAAAGGTATGAACCTATTTTACAAGATATGGGTAGATGCAGAAGAGAATAGAAATGAATACACGCCAATTAGTGTTCACTGGTCACAGGTCCCAGGAAGAGATGAGGCGTGGAAAATACAAACAATTAACAACACCTCGGAAGAACAATTTAGACAAGAGTTTGAATGTGACTTCATTGGTTCATCTAACACGTTGATTTCACCTACAAAGTTAGGTATGCTTGTGTTCCATGAACCTTTGTATCACAATCAGCAAATGAAAGTTTGGTCCGAGCCTAAAAAGGATCATGTATATGCACTTTGCGTTGATACTTCTAGGGGTATTGGTAATGATTATTCTGTCTTTACTGTGGTCGATTGCTCTGTTATTCCATATGAAGTTGTTTGTACTTATCGTAGTAATGTCATCTCTCCAATGCTTTTTCCAAACATCATATATGAGGCAGGTAAGAAATACAATAACGCAATTGTTTTGGTCGAGATAAATGACATAGGTCAACAAGTAGCAGATATTCTTCATCACGAAATGGAGTATGAAGGTATACTGACTGCTGAGTGGAAAGGTAGAGCTGGTCAAATGCTTACTGCTGGTTTTGGCGGTAAGGCTCAACAGCTAGGTGTTAGAACTACTAAACAACTGAAAAGAGTAGGGTGTGCAGGATTAAAAACAATAATTGAGAATGATAAATTAGTATTAAATGACTTTAATATTCTTACTGAGCTTACTGCATTTTGTGTTAAAGGACAATCATATGCAGCAGAAGAAGGTTATAATGATGATCTAGTAATGTCATTGGTGTTATTTGCTTGGCTTACAGGCCAAGATTACTTCAAGGAAATGACAGACATAGATATAAGAAAGAACTTATTAGCAGCAAATGAAGCTGCATTAGAAGAAGACATGACCCCATTTGGGTTTATTAATGATGGTTGGTCTAATTTAGATGATGAAGATATCAGTAGATATGGTGGAGATAACTTGTTGGTAAGTCACCCATATGAGATCGAAGGGTCTTGGTAAAAACACGTTTTTTATAAATAGAACCAGAAGCCACCGCTTTGCCTTAAAGAAGGAGAATAAGACATGCCATTTCAGGTAAGCCCTGGGGTTAATGTTACGGAGATCGATCTTACAACCATTGTGCCTGCTGTCTCAACAACAGAAGGTGCATTTGCTGGTTTATTCACAAAAGGTCCGGTCGAAGTACCAACCCTTATATCAACTGAGGATGAGTTGGTAAATACCTTTGGTAAACCAACATCCGATAACTTTGAAACATTTTTCACCGCTGCAAACTTCCTTGCATACGGTAACAAACTATATGTATCACGTGCTGTAGATTCGACAGCTCTAAATGCTACGGTATTGCAAAACGGAGCAACAACACCATCTGCATCTAACACAGAGCATACATTACTTATCAAAAGCAAAGAGACATACGATAACTACATCACAGTACCAGCAAAAGCAGCATTCCTTGCTAGAGATGCTGGCACACTTGGTAACTCGCTTAAAGTATCTGTATGTGACAGTGCAAGTGCATTTGAGAGTCAAGTATCCAATACAGAAGGAGGTTTATCTTCTGTTACTGCTGCTATTACTGTTGGCAACACCAATTTAGTAATTACTACTACAGATACAGCATCAGGTGACGTTGCATCAAATACAACAACATCTGAAGCTCTTCTTGCTCAGAATACAGCTGCTAATGTTATTTCAAACTTTGCGGTTGGAGATCTTGTTGTTGTAGGTAACAGCTCTATTGGTACACAAGAAATGAGAATTTCTACAATAGGTTCAGCTTCTGTTGAAGGCGCCTATGACAGTGATTCCGATACAACCACTTATACAGCTTCTGCTAACATTACTTTTGAGTCTAAGTATGTTAAGTCTACGGACTTTTCTGCTGATCTGACTTCTACATCTATTACACGTAGATGGCAATACTTCAGACAAGTAGATGGTGCTCCTGGCACATCTCTATACGCAAACAATGTTGCAGGTAATGCTGACGCTGGTGACGAACTTCATATCGTTATAGTTGACGAAGATGGAGACGTTTCTGGTGTTAGAGGCGCTGTTCTTGAAGTATATCCAAACCTTTCTCGTGCAATAGATGCAAAGAATGAGTCTGGTGAAACAATTTACTATCAAGATGTAATCAACACACAAAGCAGATATGCTTATGTTGGTGGTACAAACGTACGTGCTGATTCTGAAACAAACAACTCAACAGCAAGTTATGTAAACACTGCAATCAATTTGGCTAACAGTGCTGTTACAAACACAGCTCCATTCTCGAGATCTTTCACACTCGGTACTCTCGGTTCCTATGGTACAGAGAGCAACATTCCGATTGCTAGATTAACAGATGCTTACGACAAGTTCAAGAACACAGAAGAAATTGATGTGTCTCTTGTTCTGACAGGTAAGAACAGAGGTGGTACACATGGCCATCAGCTTGCAAACTATTTGATCGACAACCTTGCTGAAGTACGGAAAGACTGTGTAGTTTTCTGTTCACCAGAAAAGGCTGACGTAATCAACAACTTCGGTAACGAAGCTGCGAATACCGTAGATTTCAGAAACGCTCTGACATCTTCTTCGTATGGTGTTCTCGATGGTGGATACAAGTATCAATACGACAAGTACAACGACGTATACAGATATGTTCCATACAACGGTGACACAGCTGGTCTTGCAGTTCGTACCGACAACCTAAGAGATCCTTGGTTCTCTCCTGCTGGATTTAACAGAGGTATTATTAAAAACGTAATCAAGAATACCTATAATCCTGACAAAGCAGACAGAGATATTCTCTACAAGAATGGAATTAACCCAATTGTGACCTTCCCTGGTCAGGGTACTATTCTATTTGGAGATAAAACTCTTCTTGCTAAACCAAGCGCATTCGATAGAATCAATGTTCGTAGATTGTTCATTGTTCTCGAGAAAGCTATCGCCACTGCTGCTAAGTTCACATTGTTCGAATTTAACGATGAGTTCACAAGAGCACAGTTCCGCAACTTGGTAGAACCGTTCCTCAGAGACGTTCAAGGCCGCAGAGGTATCTATGACTTCAAGGTGGTCTGTGACGAGACAAACAACACAGGTGAAGTAATTGACCGCAATGAGTTCATTGGCGACATTTACATCAAACCTGCACGTTCGATCAACTTCATACAGTTGAACTTCGTGGCCGTTAGAACGGGTGTTGAGTTCTCTGAAGTCGTTGGACAGTTCTAATATAAATAGTAGAAAGGATAGGAGAGTCTAATGGCGCTTAATATTAACGAAATCAGGTCACAGCTGGCACTAGGTGGTGCTAGACCTACCCTGTTTCAGGTTCAATTTAATAACCCAGCTAACCCAGCTGGGGATATTAAGGTTCCTTTTATGTGTAGAGCTGCTCAGATTCCTGCATCTCAGTTAGGTACAATCGAGGTTCCATACTTCGGTCGTAAAATTAAAATAGCTGGAGACAGGACATTTGCTGAGTGGACTGTAACAATCATCAACGACGAAGACTTCCTTGTTAGAAATAGCATGGAAGAGTGGATGCAATCAATCAATTCCCACTTAGGTAACCTAAGAGGTTTTGGTGCTGCTTCACCATCGTTGTACAAACAAAACGCAACAGTTACCCAATACAGCAAAACTGGTGTACCGATTAGGACATATACATTTAATGGAATCTTCCCAATTGAAGTCAGCACAATTGACCTCGATTGGAACGCAACAGACTCATATGAAGAGTTCACATGTACGTTCCAATACGATTGGTGGGAAGCAAGTGGAGTGACCGGTAACGCTGGCGGTAACTAATATATTTTATGAAAGATAAGTGAATGGCTGAATTATTTGGATTTGAAATCAAGAAAAAGGAGCGGGAGGAGTCAACGGCTTCTTTCGCTCCTCCGTCGCTTGACGATGGTGCCACTGCTGTCACCGAAGGTGGCGTCTATGGCACCTACGTCGACCTAGAAGCTTCAACAAGATCTGAAGCTGAACTAATCACAAGATATAGAAGAATGTCTATGCAACCGGAGTGCGATAACGCTATCGATGACGTTATCCACGAGTTCATTGTATACGACGATCAGCAGAGATTAGTAGATATCAATCTCGATAATGTTGACATTTCACCTTCTACAAAAAGAAGAATATCAGAGGAGTTCGAAAATGTACTCGAGCTGTTGGATTTCAACAACAAGGGTTATGAGGTCGCAAGAACGTGGTATATTGATGGCAGATTATTCTACCATGTTATCATTGACCCGCAAGACGTTGAGAGTGGAATCAAAGAGCTCAGATACATTGACCCAAGGAAAATTAAAAAGCTCAGGGAGCAGAAAAAAGAAAGAATCGCAGGGACTCAGGTAACTGTAACAAGAACAAAGAACGAATATTTTCTTTATAGTGAAAAAGGTTTTTCTGCATATCCAGGTGGGACACCATCATCTGTAGGCTCTCAGCAGGGTGTTAAGATTGCTAAAGATGCAATCCTTCATTGTACATCTGGTATCATGAGCGAAGACAATAAGATGGTTTTAAGCCATCTTCATAAGGCTATCAAACCTTTAAACCAATTACGTATACTAGAAGACGCAACAGTAATCTATAGAATTTCTCGTGCGCCTGAAAGAAGAATTTTTTATATAGATGTTGGTAACCTTCCTAAGATGAAGGCAGAACAATATCTTAGAGATATGATGGTCAAGCATAAGAACAGATTGATCTATGATGCTGCTACTGGCGAGATCAGAGACGATCGTAAGTTTATGACAATGCTTGAAGACTACTGGCTTCCAAGAAGAGAAGGTGGTAGAGGAACAGAAATTACTACACTCCCAGGTGGCCAAAACCTCGGTGAGATGGATGATGTACTTTACTTCCAAAAGAAATTATACAGATCTCTAAACGTACCTACATCTAGATTAGAGCCAGAAACAAGCATGACTCTAGGTAGAGCTACAGAGATCAATAGAGACGAAGTTAAGTTTCAAAAGTTCATTACCAGATTGAGATTAAGATTCTCGATGCTGTTCCAAGAAGCTCTTGGCAAGCAATTAATCTTAAAAGGTATTATTACACCAGAAGATTATGATTTATTAAAGCGTGATATTCAATACGATTTCAAGACAGATAACTACTTTACTGAGTTAAAGATGAATGAAATCTTGAATGAAAGATTGAATACACTCAATAATATTGACCAGTATGTTGGAAGATATTTCTCTTCTGACTGGGTCAGAAAACATGTGCTGAAGTTTACTGAAGAAGAAATTGAAGAAATGGATGCAGAAATGCAAAATGATGTGGCGCAACAAGCTGATATGCACGCAGATTTAATGGATGATCCCGAAATGGAATACGGTGATGATCCTAACGCGCCTAATCAATAATTATAAATAATGAATAGGAGATTAATATGGCTGATCCAGTAACTGCAAAAGATTTAATTGGCGCTGCATGGAATAGTCACCCTACTGAATTTGCTGATTATTTTTCAGGGGTGATGGTTGGTAGGGTTAACGATAAAGTTGATCAGATTAGACAACAAGTAGCAGCAAGGATTATGGGTAAAGAAGTTGAGGCTCAATCCGACGAAGAGGAAGCATCAGCAGAAGACGAATCAGAAGTAGAAACTGATGAAGCTGAAAACGAACAGGACGGGGAAACCGATGAAGACACTGAAACAGATTCGCGAAGCGAGTAAAGTAGATATCGTTCCTCCTACCAATACTGGTAGTGGAGAAGCAGACGATATTAAAACACCTAAGATGCAGGGTGCGAAGGCTTTCATCAACAAGCATGTTGTTCAGAAGACCGACTACCCAGTAAAGCAGAAGAGTGGATCTAACGATGCAATCTTCAACGGAACTACAACAAAGAAGAAAAGAATTGCAGATAACGATGATCAATCTGCAAAGGCTGCTTATGAGTCTGCAGTAAACAAAAAAGCTGAAGACATCGTTAAGGGCATGAAAAAGAACAAGGCTGATTTTGTTAAGAAGTATGGCAAAGACGCTGAGTCAGTAATGTATGCCACAGCTAACAAAATGGCTAAAGAAGAATCAGAAGAGCTAATGGACGTAGATGTATTCGAGCTTCTCGATGGTTCGGAGATCGAACTAACTAGAGAAATGATGGATAAAATTGATGGTGTTTATGAGCAACTCTCTGACGAGCAACAAGATCATTTCGATAATCTTTTTGCACAGAGTAGACAAACAAACACAGCTCTTCTTAATTGGGTAAGGGATCTATAATGTCTATTAAAGCAGTAGCAAATACATCAGTGCTGAGTGATACGCATGTGCAGGTTGCTGCTAGTAGATATCAGTACATACTCAATTCAAATACAACAACGGTTGCAAACGTAGAGATTGGTGCCAATAGCACTACTGTGTTTGCATCCGTACTAGTATTACCAAGTTCTGGTGTAGTAATAGATTGTGGTAACACAACTAATTTCATCTCTTTGAATACAGATGTATCTACCGTATACAGAACACCAGTTGCAGGAGGTTCTAACCAGTGAAGTTAGTTACAGAGATCAACGAAGAAGTAGAATTTAAAGTAATCGAAGAAGAAGCTTCTGGAAAGAAGTCTCACTTCATTGAAGGCATCTTCCTTCAAGGCGACATTAAGAACAGAAACGGTAGAATGTATCCTAGCGAAACACTTGCTAAGGAAGTAGAAAGATATAACGAAGAGTACGTAAAACAGAATAGGGCATATGGTGAATTAGGTCACCCAAATGGTCCTACAATTAATCTGGAACGTGTCTCTCACATGATTAAGGGTCTTAAACAAGAAGGTTCAAACTTCGTAGGTAAAGCTAAGATCCTAGATACGCCATACGGTAATATCGTAAAGAATTTAATGGATGAAGGTGCTCGCTTGGGTGTTAGCTCAAGAGGCATGGGAACCATTAAAGAACGCAATGGGATGAATGTTGTACAGGACGACTTTATGTTGGCCACTGCAGCAGACATCGTTGCTGATCCTTCTGCACCACAGGCTTTTGTCAATGGTGTTATGGAGGGGGTTGAGTGGGTCTACGATGCAGCATCAGGTAGCTTCAAGTCGATGAAGGTACTAGAAAACATCAAAGATATTGGGAAACGGGACGTAGGGAAGCTGCACGAGCAGACTCTAGTTTTGTTCGATAAGTTTCTTAAAACCCTGTAAATTATAAATAACATAGTAATTGTAAACCATAGGAGTCAAACATGGCCAAAAAGAAGCAAGACCTTACAGTCGAGGCCAATACTGACGAAGAAGAATTAGTAGAGTTTAAGGCTGATGGTGAAGCATCTGAAATCCCTGATCCTATCTCAACTGGTTCCACTCGTCGCAAGGCTGATAAAGACCAAGGCGAAAAGGCTATGCCAAAGCTCGGTAAGACTGGCGTAATCCAGAACATCGTTCAGATGTTCCAAGGCATGGATGCCTCTGCACTTAAAAAAGTGTACGATGGTCTAAATGCTCAGTCGGAGAACGCAGGTTCAATCAAAGCTAAAGGCGACGCCAAAGCACCCGTTAAGCTGCATAACATGGCAGCTGTAAAAGTTCGCGAGGACATCGAAGAGCTGTTCAAAGACATGGAAGGTCTGAACGAGAGCTTTATCGACGACGCTACAACAATTTTCGAATCTGCTCTTAGCATCAAAGCAACAGTTATGGAAGAGGCTCTCAAAGAAGAGTTCGAAGCCAAACTTGCTGAAGCTAAAGAAGAGTTCGAGAATCAACTATCAGAGAAAGTAGAAGAGTATCTCGACTACGTTGCAGAGAAATGGCTCGAGGATAACGAAGTAGCTGTTGAGTCTGCCCTGAAGGTTGAAATGGCTGAAAACTTCATGCAGGGAATGGCAAACTTGTTTGCTGAGAACTACATCGAAGTACCAGCTGACAAGACAGATCTTGTTGGAGATCTTGAAGCAAAAGTTCAAGAACTGCAAGGCAAGCTAGACGAAGCCATCGAAAAACAAATGGAGATGTCTTCTGAAATTCAAGAGCATGCTTTCCAAAAAGCATTTATCGAAGCCCAAAAAGGTCTAACGATGGTGCAGCAGGATAAGTTTGCTGAGCTTGTTGAAGGTCTGGAAGTCGAAGACCTCGACGAATACACCAAAAAACTAGCTGTCATTAAAGAGCACTACTTTAAGGCTAAGCCAGTAACCGAATCTAAAGATTCTATCGAAGATGAGACAGTAGACATCATCGACGAAGAAGCTGATGTTAAGAAGTTGTCTGGTCCAATGGCTGCTTATGCTCAAGCTATCTCAAGAACACTTAGATCATAAATAGAATATAGAAAATCCCGAAGGAGGAAATTAATGCTTAATGAAGATCTATTAAAGAAGTGGCAGCCAATTCTTGAGCACTCTGAACTTTCTAACATTTCAGATTCGCACAAGAAAAGCGTTACCGCAGTTTGCTTGGAAAACACAGAACAAGCACTCCGTGAGTCACGTGGCTGGGCACCTCAATCACTTCTCGAAGCAGCCCCTACAAACGCTATGGGCGCTTCTTCATCCACAGCTTCTGATGGCGCGATCGACATTTACGATCCTGTTCTCATTAGCCTCGTACGTCGCGCGATGCCAAACCTCGTAGCATACGACATCATGGGCGTTCAGCCTATGACAGGTCCTACAGGCTTGATCTTCGCCATGCGTTCACGTTACACCAACCAAAGCTCTGGCGAGACCTTCTACAACGAAGTTAACACAGGCTTCTCCGTAGACAAAGACACATCAACCAACACTGCTGTTGGTGGTGCTGGTCAGAACCTCGGAACATTTGTTGGTGACGCATATCTTAACAGTTCTGCTTCAAACGTTGAGCTTTACAACTTTGCTGCTGGCATGTCCACAGCTCAGGCTGAAAGACTTGGCGATGGCGCAGGTAACGCTTTCCCAGAAATGGCATTCAGCATTGAGAAGATCGCTGTGACTGCAAAGTCCAGAGCTCTGAAAGCTGAATACACAATGGAATTGGCACAAGACCTGAAGGCAATTCATGGTCTCGACGCTGAGTCCGAGCTGGCAAACATTCTCTCAACTGAAATCCTTGCTGAAATCAACCGTGAGATGGTTCGCACAGTTAACGTAATTGCTAAGGTTGGTGCTCAAACAGACACAACCACAGCAGGTAAGTTCGACCTCGACACCGACTCAAACGGTCGTTGGATGGTTGAGAAGTTCAAAGGCCTGATGTTCCAGATCGAAAGAGAAGCCAACGCGATTGCCAAAGGTACTCGTCGCGGTAAAGGTAACATCCTCATCTGTTCTTCGGATGTTGCATCCGCTCTGCAGATGGCTGGCGTACTCGACTACACCCCTGCTCTTAACAGCAACAACCTCGCTGTAGATGACACAGGCAACACATTTGCTGGTGTTCTCAACGGTCGCATTCGTGTGTACATCGACCCATACACAACTGGCAACTATATGACAGTTGGCTACAAGGGTTCAAGTGCATTCGACGCTGGTGTGTTCTACTGCCCATACGTACCTCTACAGATGGTTCGTGCAGTTGGCGAAGACACCTTCCAGCCAAAGATTGGCTTCAAGACACGTTATGGCGTTGTCGAGAACCCATTCGCACGCGGTCTTACAGCTCTTGCTTCAACAGGTGCTTTGGCAGCTGACAGCAATGAGTACTACAGAAAGATCGTTGTTAACAACATCATGTAATCTAAGTTACATGGTTAACATATCTTGGAGGGGTCCGAAAGGGCCCCTCTTTTTTTATACATAAATACCTATATGATTATAAAGGAAAAAGTTACTTTACAGATTTATTATTATCATCCAGATTACCGCAGTCTCATACAAGAGTTCTTGTGGCAGACGATGGATGAAGTTCCTGAATTATATCGTGTACATAGATTCCTAAACTATTGGCAAAGGAATATAGAAGCTGTGATACAAGAAATTAATGTTGCCTATAGAAACGAACATAAGGTATTATGATAATGGATGTATTTGAGGTATTGAGGAACGGAAAGCTAGAAGTATATCATAACTATGATGATATACCTTTAGATTTTGATAATTTAATTAGATTTGAACCAGAGCCTCTACCAGAACAACATTCTGAAGAGGATCATGAGTATGCTGAATTGTGGAATACAAAACTTCAAAGATTGATGGAGATAGAACGTGCCAGCAGCAACAAGAATAGGTGATGCAGACGTACCTCATTGCTCTGGAATGAATAGAGCAGTAGGAAGTCCTGATGTTTTTGTTAATAGTATTCCTTGGTCGAGACAAGGTGATGTTAATACATCACACCTAAAGACACCTGCACCTTGCGTAGATCATACTGCACCAATAGCTGTAGGTTCAACAACAGTATTTGTTAACACTAAAGGTGGAGGCAGAATTGGTGATGCAATATCAGCATGTACATCAGTAGCAGCTGGATCACCAAACGTATTCGCAGGACCATGAGATGTCGATAACACTTCAAACACAACCAGATAATGTTAATTTTTTATCACCTTTAGGGTTTCAATTCTCTATTAAGAAGCTACCTCATGTTAACTATTTCATACAAAGTGTTAGCATTCCTTCGTTGGAGCTTGGCGATCTAACAGTTCAAAACCCTTTTACAAGAATACCTCTTATTGGTGATCATGTTGAATTTGGTCAGCTAACCATGTCTTTCAAGATAGATGAAGACATGAATAATTACATTGAGTTATTCAACTGGATGGTTGAATTAGGTTTTCCGGAAAAGTTCAAACAATCACAGAACATCAGAAGGTCTGGTGATTTGGATGACAAACCGACAAGTGACGGTACTTTAATAATTCTCAATAGTGCGATGCGTGGTAATATTGAAATACTATTTGAGGATCTTGTTCCGTTATCTTTAAGTGAAATTACTTTTAATACAACAGGATCTACTGTTGATTATCTTGAATGTCAAGTAACATTTAGGTATACTTTGTTTAAAGTATATCGATTGTCTTCAAGTGGAAGGGTGCAAATTTCAAGCTAAGGATTTATTATGTTATTAAATGATGTTATACCCATATCTCTTTTAGACGAAGTTTATCGATACAACTTTGGTATCCTACCGAGAGATATTATATCCCCTACTAAAAAAATTGTTCTGGATAAATCAATATATCCATCATTCAGAAGAGATCATTCTTTAATTGCTGATATTTTTGATGTAATAATTAAACAGCTAGGTCCAAGAGCTCTTCGAAGATGTTATCTTAAAATTAGAGATGAACAAGCAGATTTCGAAACAGCTATCCTAAATTTGAATGATGAACTAGATTTAGTATTTGAGTTGATACCATTAGAGGCAGTTGATATTGATCTTATATTTTTAAGGGAAATGTGTAAAACAAATCCCCATTATAACGGTGTCACAGAATTCGAACATTTAATTAATACTTATACAATATTAGATTCTATGGATTGTACTGTTGAAACAGCGATAGCTGGATTATGGCACAATGCTTATTTTATACATTTTAAAGGTCAGGAAGTTCACGACAGAACTCGTGTTGTTGGTTTAATAGGGTCTGAAGCAGAAGCTATGATCTATAAATTTTCAAGATACAGATATGAAAATGATGCGTTTAATTCACTATTAAATGATAATGATATTAGCATGAAATACATATTGTATGCTAACTATGTTGATCTTGACTCGAGAAGGCCCCCAGAGGAACACAAATACAGTGAACAAATTGTATCATTGAAGGCAAGAATTAATGAGCTTCAAATATAGAAAACCTATAATAATAGATGATGCCATATCTCAAGTGCACTTAAATAAAGTTGAAGAATATTCCACTTGGATGAAATATGGGTGGAAGTCTAATGGACAAAAAGAATATGACTTTGGCCATTGGCAAAGAAATATAGTAGGACCTTCAAATAAACTTAATTTAGATCAAGCGTTATACCCATCGTTTGAAACAGACCATCCTGTCATGGCTGATATATTTGATGGCCTTGTTAATGTGTTAGGACCAAGAGCTCTTCTTAGAAGTTATATAAAAACCTATACGTATGGTACGGATGGTTATGTTCATACTGATATGGGCAATTATAGGTTTGATATAGAAGGAGAAGCTCCATCTGATGGGTTTGAAACAGCAATACTTTATCTCAATAAACAATGGAAAGCTGATTGGTTCGGAGCTACTTTATTATATGACGAACAAGAAGATATAGAGATAGGTGTTTTGCCAAAATATAATAGATTGTTTATTTTTGATGGACGTCAACCCCATTCATCATCCCCATTATCAAGATGCTGCCCAGTAGGTAAACAAATACTAGTTTTCAATACTATGCCTCATGAAACTGTTGATAAAGGGTTTTTATTTTTAAAGAATAATTATTCGAATACTCCTCATTCACCTACTTCAGGAGGTACTGTATTTGAACACTTATTAGGTACGTTTGAAATATTGGATAGTATGCCTTGTACTACAGAAACAGCAGTAGCTGGATTGTGGCATGCTGTGTACGGTACAGCATTTTTTAATCAGAAAGCTCTTGACCGGTCTTTCGTTATCAGTATGATAGGTGCAGAAGCAGAGTCATTGGTCTATAAGTTTTCGCAATACGGTAAAGATAGATTTGACCAAATATATAATGGAAGTGATGTTAATATGAAATATCTTGAGTATGCAAACTTTGTGGAAGTAAGTCCAAAACTTCCAGGTAGAGTCAGTGAGTCGTTGATTGAGAATGTTAATCAAAAAATAACAGCATTGAAAGCACAGCTTGATGAACTTAGATGATTATTTTGAATACTGGCAGTCAGATAGCCAAATAGATAGAACTGAGCTGGGGGAGGAGTCCATTAAGATTCCTCAGCTGCATTATAAATACTACAGGTTCTATAGTAATGAAAGGTTGAACTATACCCGTCTCGTTGAGCAATCCAAGCAACTAAAACGATTGAAGTATGAACACTACATGGGAATGTTGTCACATGAAGACTACAAAGACCTTGGGTGGGAACCTAATCAGTTGAAGATTCTCAAAGCTGACGTTCCAATGTATATGGATTCTGACCAAGACATTATCGATAGCAACTTGAAGATTGCATATGCCAAAGAGAAAATAGACTTCTTGGAAAATGTGATCCGAACTCTTAACACAAGAGGATATCAACTTAAAAACGCTATTGATTGGGAAAGGTTTAAGGTGGGAGCATGATTGATTTAGAATATCAAAAGGACGAGTACGACTCATTACTTATGAGATATATGATAAAATTTGGTTCTGCTAGCCTCGATCGGATAGAGCCAAGGCAATATCATAAGACATACTCGAAGTACTTTCCTGACCTCAAAGACAAGGAGTTTAATTTCCTGGAAATTGGCATGCATAAAGGTACCAGCTGGCATATGTGGTCTATGTACTTTGGTCACGCACAAATATATGGTATTGACATTAGTAACCAATTCCAACACAGATACAAAAGAATATACTCAGGACATTCGAAAGCATATAAGGATAGAGTTCATTACTTTATCATGGACTCTACTAGCTACAAACAGACAAATGATATAATGCCACTATCTAGGTATGGTGGTTTTTTTGATGTTATAATTGACGATGGAGATCACACAGCTGTATCTCAAGTAGCAACGTACCACAACTTTAAAGAAAGGTTGAGACCTGGGGGATTATATTTCATCGAGGACATAAATGATAAATCTGGAAGTCTCAAACCGCTTTGGGATATGCTGGAAGACTTAGAAAAAGAGGGCCATAAAGTCTATCGATACAAGCATACGATGGATTATGAGACAGGCCTCACGACAGACAATAGAGGTGGTGGGTATAAAGAAGAGTATATGGTGGCAATAGAACATAGCTATACTGAGGCCAACCTGTATAAGGCTGTATATGATCCAGATTCAACATCTTGATGATACACACTGTAAAGTAAACTGTGAGCCTTCTATTGCTCAGGAGTTAGCTGATTACTTCACATTCGAAGTACCAGGCGCTAGATTTATGCCTGCTGTTCGTAACAAGATGTGGGATGGTAAGATAAGATTATTCAATCCAGTAACGAGAACCATCTATGCTGGATTGACTAGTCACATCGTACAGTTCTGCGAAGGTAGAGACTACGATTTTTTTCTCGACAAAAAGTTTGTTTCAACCACGAACTTTGGGGACAAAGATGTTGATGATCTTGCTGAGTGTATAAATTTACCTTTTCAACCTAGAGACTATCAGAAAACTGCAGTTGCAGCATGTGTTAATAATAAGAGACAATTACTGTTGTCTCCTACTGGCTCAGGTAAGTCACTAATTATTTATTTGTTAACCCAACATTATGCTGGACATAGAGTATTAATTCTTGTTCCTATTGTTTCTCTTGTACATCAGATGATAAAGGACTTTACTGATTATGGATGTACAGAAACTGTTACAGGTATTACTGGTGGCGTTGATAAAAACGACTTGAATAGAATCACTGTATCAACGTGGCAATCAATATATAAAATGCCTCGTAAATATTTCTCACAGTTTGATGTAGTTATAGGAGACGAAGCACACTTATTTAAAGCTAAATCTCTAACCAGTATAATGACAAAGCTGACTGATTGTCCTTTCAGATTTGGTTTTACAGGGACACTAGACGGTACAGTTACACATAGATTAGTATTAGAAGGATTGTTTGGACCTGTTGAAAAAGTAACTACGACTACAGAACTAATGGAGAACAAAGTTCTTGCAGACCTAAATATTAATGTACTAGTGCTCAAGCATACTGACTATAACAAACAACAACTCGCAAGAGCTGATTATAGAAAAGAAACTGAGTACATTGTAGGCAATAAGTCACGTAACGAATTTATCGTTAAACTATTGTCCTCGTTAAAAGGCAATACTCTTTTATTGTTCTCGTATGTTGACAAACACGGGAAACCATTATATGATATGTGTCAAAGTTTAGACAAAGAAGTGCACTTAGTTTATGGAGGAGTATCTGGAGACGACAGAGAACATATTAGAAACTATGTAGAAAAAAACAACAACAATGTTATACTTGCGTCGTATGGTACATTTTCTACTGGTATTAATATTCGTAATCTCGATAACATCGTGTTCGCTTCTCCCTCCAAAAGTAAAATTAGAGTCCTGCAAAGTATCGGTCGGGGCTTGCGCACGAATGATAATAAAGTTTCCGCTAGATTATTTGACATCGTTGACGACCTTAGATGGAAAGGATGGACAAACTATACAATGACCCATTATGCAGAAAGAGTAAGGATATACAATGAAGAAAATTTTAAGTATGAGATACACGGACCCTTCAACCTAAAGGAGTAATAATGTATTTCTCTTTAGTAAAGTTAATTACGGGCGAAGAACTTCTAACTCAGGTCGTCAAAGAAAACGATTCTGAGTTAGTTCTTAGGGACCCCATTATAGTTTATAGACATTTAGCTCCTGGAGGAATGACACTTATACAATGCTCCAGCTGGATGTTATTTAATAAAAGCGGTAAAGTAGTATTAGGTAAAGATAAAATTGTTGCCTCAGTTAATGATTTGAGGGACGATGTAATTGATAACTATAAACAATTTGTTATGGAGGGCTATAAAGAAATGGTAGAAGAAAAAGTAAGACAAAGACATGGTCCTTCACGAGACGAAGTAGCTGATCAATTTGATGAGCAGTTTAAAATTGATGAAAAGACTACAAGGCATTAATCATGGCAGGATCAAAGAATCATTATGTAGACAATAAGAAGCTATACGCTGTTATGGTTGAGTATAGAAAGTCTGTTGAGGAAGCTGAAGCTGTCGGTGACGATAAGCCTAGAGTACCAAATTATGTAGGTCATTGTCTGGTAGAAATTGCAACTCGTTTGGCTACTAAACCTAACTTTGCTAATTATCCTGCGAAGGATGACATGGTCAGTGATGGTATTGAGAATTGTATAAGATACATTGACAACTTTGATCCTACTAGATTCACTAATCCTTTCGCATACTTTACACAAATCATATACTATGCTTTTCTTAGACGTATTCAAAAAGAAAAGAAACAATTATATATTAAACATAAAGCTCTTGAAAACTCTATGATCTTTGATTCGTTAGTTGAACATGGTTCAGACTCAGAACATTTTAGTGGACTGCAGGTTGATCTAGATAGTGATTATATGAAAGACTTTGTAACAAATTTTGAGGAAACTTCAGAACGTAAACGAAAGGTGGCTAGGAAGCCTACAGGAGTCGAGAAGTTTTTTAATTAATGGAGTAATCTAATGGACATGCCAGAATCAATTGCTTATCTCATTCGTGAGATGAAGAACAAATCCGTACCTGAAGCACTTCGAGAAAACTATTGTCATCGTCTCGAACAAATCCAAGAAGCTATTAAAAAAGAAACGGACAACTTTAATAACAGCAAAAAAGCATTTCGTAGAGGGTGATACATGCTTATAGCATTGGTGACTGACTTACACTTTGGAGCTCGTAACGATAATTTAAAAGTAGCAGAGTTCCAAAAAAAGTTTTATGATGATGTGTTCTTTCCTCATTGTGAAGCTAACAACATTGACACTGTTATTGATTTAGGAGATACGTTTGATAGACGGAAGTTTATATCATATACATCTCTTAAAGCAGCTAAGGAAATGTTCTTCCAGCCCTTAAAAGATAAAGGGATGACTCTACATTGTATTGTAGGTAATCATGACATTACATACAAAAATACATTATCCGTTAATAGTATCAATCTATTGCTCGACGGGTTTGATAACATAATTGAGTATTCTGAACCAACCGAAGTGACATTCGATGGTTTGCAAATGCTGTTCCTTCCTTGGATATGCAAAGAGAATGAAGAGCAATCATGGCAGATGGTTGAGAATACACGAGCTCAAGTATGTATGGCTCACCTCGAGTTAAATGGCTTTCAAATGTATAAAGGAATGCCATCGCATGTTGGCATACCTGCTAATAAATTTAAGCACTTCGATCAATTGTACACAGGTCATTATCACCACAAGAGTACCTCAGATAACATTACATATCTAGGTACTGCTTATGAAATGACGTGGTCATGTTATGAGGATTTAAAAGGTTTCCACATATATAATACGGAAACCAGGGAGTTGACTTTTGTTCCGAATCCTCATAGACTATTTTACAAAGAGTTCTACGACGATACGAATTGGACTTATGATAGCCTTAATAGCGCTGATTATTCATATCTACGCGATAAGTATGTTAAAGTTGTCGTAAAGTCTAAAGGTAATCCGCATCTGTTT